GCCCAGGTGGTAACTTCACATCGACAGTTGTTTTTGGTGCAATCTGTGAACGATATTTACCAACATTTTCAATGCCTGTTTGACCAGTTCCAGCTAATGACGTGCCACTAATATATTCATACGCTCGTAAATCAGGTGACTGAGCCTCGTATGGTGTAGCGCCCGTGTATTCTCTTGATTGACCAAGTTTATTGAATTGCATCATCTTCACTTGGCCATTCACCACCATTGGCTCTGGTTTGCCAAATTCAGTTTGGGCCATGCCGATCTTGAGCAATTCTGGCTGACCTTCTTTGCGCGTCATGCCGCTAAGAATTCTGCGCATCTCAGGATTTAATGAGCCAACAATGCCAGGCGCTGCCGTTGGTGCAGGCATTTGTGCAGCCAATTGAGCGCGTTGTGTTGTTGGTCCAAATTTACCGGCCACAGACACTGGAGCCAGTATTGCCGCTTGATCTGCGGTAATCGGGGCCACAGCTGGCTCAGTGAATTGCTTTGCATAAGCCTCATTGGCCAATGCTTCCCGCTGCATCTCTTTGAGCTTTGCTGCCGTAACCAAATTGCCAAAAGCTCCGGTCAAACCCTTTTCATAAGCACCTTGGCCGGCTTGCAGGGCAGAGCCTAGAGCTTGGCCTAAACCAATACGCTGTGGGCTTCGGCCACCAGCCTGGAGCAATGCAGCTGCGGCTGACAATGTTGACTGCAAACCAAGTTGTTCTTTTTGTTTGGCCGTCAATAGCTTTTCAAGCTCACTATCGCCACCACCACCAAACAAATTGCCCAGTAGTCCATCAAAATTAAATTCAGCCATTTTTATTCCTTATAAAAGGCCAAGAATGCCGCCAATGCCAGCACCTATTGCCGTGCCAACACCAGGAATGACGCTGCCAAGTTTTGCGCCAGCCAATGCACCACCAAGCGCACCAGAGGCAGGGTTTTGGCTGTATGGAGTCGTTGCCACCATACCAAGGTTAGCAGGCTGCGCACCAAGTGAAGACTGAACCACACCAAGACGCTGCAAACCAATGTTTCGGATTGCATCCATTTGTTGCTGGTCCAAAGCCTGACGCGCACCGCCAGCACCCATGACAGCTTGAGCGCCACTAAGACGCAATGCTTGTTGCTGTGCAGCCAAATTGCCAAGCTGGCTTGCACCGCCTAGTCGCAATTGAGCGCCTTGCAAGCCTGCTTGCTGATTGGCAATGTCGGCTGCTGATCTTCGGGCAATATCAGCCTGCTGCGCGGCCATTGCCTGGTTGAATGCCTGCTCATTCAAAGATGTGCCTAATGTGGCAGCCTGCTTGGCAAACCCTTGGTTAGTCAGAGCCTCGGCCACACCTTGGCGTGATCCACCAAATGCACGGGCAGCAGTTGCACGTTCACCAGTCTGCTGGATGGCCGCACGTCTTGCTGATTCCAAATCGCTCAATGCGTTCTCACGCACCATGCTTGTGTATGGATTCATGTAAGAGCCAATTGTTCCTGGTCCTTGACCAAGACCTAAATTACTCTGCTGCGCTGTGATCTGGCTGGGCTGATAAATGCCACCATAAGCCGCCATTTGGGCTGCCAAGTCTGTGCCACTGATGCCTGGGCCAGCGAGGGCCGTGTTGACCAGAGCTTCCTCGCCTGCCTGGTACATTGGGTTGTAACCGGCAAACTGCTGAGTCGGCAAAGCACCAGCGACCCCTTGGGCCTGCTGAAAGTTGGCCAAGAATGCTTCTTTGATCTGTGGATCAATGGAGCTTGTTGATGTAGTTGTTCCACCTTTTGACATATTGCCACCTTATCCGAGTAAAGATTTCATTTTCTTGGCAGGCACTTTGCCCTCATTGATCATGTCCAGAAGTCCACGGCCATACTTGTTGACTGAAGACTTCTTGATCACATACTCACCCATGTCAAGGTTGACAGCGCCATCATCTGGACCAGGTGGGTTCATGCCAAACATCAGGCCGCCATGGACCATGCCGCCTTTGGCCAAACCATCAGAGATTTGTCCAGGGTCTGCCGCTGCCGCTGCGGTTGCTGCCGCTGTATTTGCCACATTAGCCGCTGCGATCTGGTCATACAAAGCTGGGTTATAGCCACCCATTGCTTGGCCGCCAATCACGCCAGCATAAGGATTGCCAACTGGTCGCATCTGGGCCATGACCTGAGAGTAAGGCGAGCCACCAGCAACATTTGATGCGTCATATCTTGATTGCACACCGGCAACATTGACACCAGTAGCACGGGCCACATCGGTGGGGCTGATGCCGTATCTGTCCATCTCATTTCTGAGTTGAGTGTCAGTTAAATTTCTATTCTTATCAACAAAATCAAAAATGTTTTTATCAAATTGAGCTTGAGTCATTCCATTATTCAAGCCATAAGTCAATCCAGCAGATTGCCCTGTCGGTGTTGTTTGTACCGCCCTTTGTTGGCCACCCACTACATTTGGGTTGTACTGCGCACCAATTGGGATGGACATATAGTTATTGAAGTTTTGCGCAAAGCCTTGTGTTGCATTGGCAAATGGCAATGTTCCAGTCACACTGGTCGCACCAGTTGGTGTGGGTGTAGCAAGTAAGCCTGGAGGCTGCGTAACCACGGGTGGTCTTGTAACTATTGGGGGCTGTGTAACTATTGGAGGTTGAGTAACTATTGGGGGTTGTGTAACTATTGGAGGGTTTGTAACTATTGGTTGCTGTACCACACCAGTTTTTGCCGCGTTATATCTAGCCAAAACACCGGCATAGTCAACACCAGTGGCACGGGCCACATCATTGGCATTAAAGCCAAGACGATCCATTTCGGCAGCCAGCTGGATATCATTTAAGCCACGATTATTGGCAACAAAATCAAAAATGTTTTTGTCAATCTGGGCTTGGGTCATGTTGTTGTTTAACCCATATGTCAAACCAATAGACTGATCGACATCAGTGGGGGCAACATAAGCACCAGTGCCAGTGGCCACATTGAATCTTGACTGGACACCAGCCAATGGCACACCAGTAGCATTTGCCACATCTTCTGGACTCACGCCAAGTCGTGTCATCTCAGCTTTTAACTGGACATCATTTAGGCCACGATTACTCGCAACATAATCAAAAATGTTTTTGTAATACTGCTCTTGGGTCATCCCATTATTGAGCGCGTAATTAAGAGCTGCTGATGCCATATTTATCCCCTAAAGTTCCTTTGCAAGTACAGACCATTGTGGACTGTACCCTTCGTCTTTCAAAAATGTCTTTGCCCAGCCTCTTCGGCCTGCCAAAGTCACCCTGGTGCAGCCAATAGACTTGCCCCAGGATTCGATCAATGGTCTCATCCGTGAGAGTTCATCTAGGTCGCCACCAGCCAGAAAATAATGCAAATTCTTTAGCCTGGGATAGACAATGATCTCTGTCAATACCACCGAGTCCTTGGCCGGCCACAGCTGTAATCTGTGATCCTCGACCATCTCAGCGACATCGTCAAAATTATGTGTGCCTCCACTGTATTCTAAGGCAGCCTCCACATGATGGCGCAGCCTGTCCAATTGTTCTTGGTCGCTCATCGCTTTCCAGAGGGAATGGCCTCAAGCCTCATCACCCCAATTCGCCAGTCAGCCAAAGTGTCGCCAGTCACCTTCACATTGACCTGACGGGCTGCAAACCGGACATCAGTCGGGTTGGCTGCCGTGTATGGTCCAAATGTGGATTGTGTGCCAGTGGGGTAATTTCGGGTTTTGAATGAAACCACCGCCTCACCCAATGTCTGCTCATCTGGGACAACTTGCCTGACCGACATGATGTTGTCGCCATTGCCAAGCTGGACTGGGCCACTTTCAGCGTAAAGGCTGGCGCTGTCATAAGCAAACCCGACCTCATGCTCGTAAATGTAGCCGTCTGTGGAAACCGCCAAGGGATTGGTAAACACACCAGCATCAGTGCCAGCAGTTCTGGCCAATGTGCCTATGTTCCAGTGGTTTTCTCTGTAATTGAAAGTGCAGTAACTGTCATTTTCATTACTTCCACTGCTGGGGTAATACCACCAGATTTCACCATACTTGCTGTTGTGGACCGCATAGACCTTGGATGCCTGATTGAAGTTGATATTGCCAAAGACATAGTCCGACACATCGCTTGGCAGTGGCTTGACATAGCCGTCATATATCCAGAAGCCTGACTTGCTCATCCAAATGGCAGCAGTGTCAATGGCGGCCACAGACTGGGCTGAAATGAGACCGCAGCCAGAGCCGGCCTTCTCAAAGCCATAAACAAATGGAGCGCCAATGTACTGGGCCGTGTGGACATCGACATCTGTAAACAGTAGGTTTACACCCTTGACCCGCTTGCCAGCGATCAGTGAGCCAGGCGTTGCCAGTTCATAGTCGCCTGCCTGATTGTCGCCAGCTGGGGTCCAGACTGTATTGTTTTCTTGGTCGCACCACTGCACTTTGCGTGGATTGCCACCAGCACCTAAAGCAAACATGATGCGCTCGGCAGTGACTAAAACCGCCTTGTTGCTCGTTGGGGCATTGGTGATTGCTGCTGCCAATGTGGGCGTTGTGAAGCCCAATTGCCACTCATAGAGCTTGCCATCGGTGCTTGAGCAGGCAATCAAATACTC